TATCCTGAAGCCGATGCAGGAACCGTCGTGTCCTCAAACGCATATGGAGTGGGAGCAACAGGATTCGATTGGAACCACGGAATAGGGTTGACGGGATTTAGGTTTGGCATGGGAGTGGGCAATTCCGCAACCTATAGTGTAACCAATGACATAACAATTCCATCTCCATATGATCGGGCAAACATATGGAGAGTGAGATGCATGGTATGGGATCGATATCTCAACCAGAACAGATTGTACATAGACGGAAATTTGATTGGTTCGGGTTCATCGATTGCCGTTCAAGGCTTGTCCGTCTATGACGGAGGAGGAATGTCGATAGGAACCTTGTATGGATGGAAGCACTATGGCAGGCGAGCAACATTCAAGGTTTACAACCGCGTACTGACATCCACCGAAATAAAGCAGAACTACAGAGCCTTGGGAAGGCGGTTTGTTCAGTAATGGGAATTGCGTACAACACTAGGATAGTGACCAATGGATTAATTCTGTGCTTGGATGCTGCAAACAGAAAAAGTTATCCCGGCAGCGGGACAACTTGGTTTGACTTGAGTACAAATTCTCTTGCTGGTAATTTTGTCAATGGTGTTGCATTTGACCCTGCAAATGGAGGCAGTATTGCCTTCGATGGAGCCAATGAGGCAGTTACATTCCCAATGTCAACATTACGGCCTACTAGTCAAATAACGCAGGAATGTTGGTTTTCGATATCTCAAAATCAATTTCAGGTATTCATTGGCGCTCAGAGAGGAAGTAGTTTTGACAATTCTTATGTACTTTGGTTAAATGGTGCAAATGTATTGGCGGCAGGGATCAATCCTGGAGGTCCAGAAGGGAGCATAAATTTAAACTATCAAACCATAAATTTTACGCTTTCGACAAATAGATACTATCATTTTGTACACACTTACAATGGTTCTACTCAGCAAATCTATATGAATGGAGAAAGTGTTTTTTCTTGGGCGACTACTGGTTCTTTGGTTTATGACAACTTGAACACTTTGCTTGCAATAGGAAATGACTGGGGTAGCGGATACGATCAGGGTCTTAACTCTGGTTGTAGGGGGAATCTACCTATAGTTAGGATATACAACAGGGCATTGACTCTTTCGGAAATCCGACAAAACTTCAACGGCGTTAGACGAAGGTTTGGCATCTAGTGGACTTGAAAAGAAATTCAGCAACATTTATAGCATGAGTCAACATCATTGCTAAATACACCTGACCGTTAAACATGGAGATTCAAAATGACGATCACGATTGAGCAGACCACACCTTCCGCCGTAGTTTCCGCCACGGCTCCCGCAACCACCAACAAGAAGACGAAGACTGTCACGCTGTGCATGATCGTGAAGAACGAAGCACGGGTGATTGAGCGTTGCCTTGCTTCGGTGCTTCCCATCATCGACCATTGGGTCATCGTGGACACGGGTTCCACGGACGGAACGCAGGAGAAGATCCTGAAGTTCTTTGAGAATGTCGGCATCCCCGGCGAACTGTACGAGCGTCCGTGGAAGAACTTCGGGCATAACCGCAGCGAGGCACTTCAACTGGCCAAGGACAAGGCCGATTATTCCTACATGATTGATGCCGACGAGGTTCTTGTCTTTGAACCCGGCTTTGATCCCGACAAGTTCAAGGAAACACTCAACGCCGACCTGTACAACATCTTTGCACTCTACGGCGGGACTCGCTATCACCGTCCGCAGATGACGAGCAACAAGAAGAACTTCTACTACCGTGGCGTACTTCATGAGTATGTCGATTGCCATGATCCAATCGAAACCCGAGACTTTGCCCGTGGCTTCATGAACACCCCTATTCAGGACGGCAATCGCTCAAGCATGGAGAAGAAGTACGAGCGAGATGCAGAGGTTTTCGAGGAAGCACTCAAGGGTGAGGTCGATCCCAAGGACTTCAACCGCTATCACTTCTATCTTGCACAGTCCTATCGCGACTCGCAGCAATGGGAGAAGGCTCTTGCTGCCTACATGAAGCGGGCGGAACTTGGCGGATGGAACGAGGAAGTATTCTACTCGCTCTATCAGGCAGGACGCATCATGGAAGTTCTGAACAAGAACATCGATGACATCATCAAGGTGTACTTCAATGCCTATCAGGCGGCTCCCTATCGTGCAGAGAGCCTTTGGGCCGCTGCCCGTCTTTGCCGCATGAACATCCGTTTCGATCAGGCATATACCTTCGCAAAGCAGGGACTCAAGTGCCGTTGCCCCGAAGGTGCCCTGTTCATCGGTGCCCCGATCTACGAGTGGATGTTGCTTGACGAGTTCGCCATCGCCGCTTACTGGACAGGTCATTTCAAGGAGTCTCGAATGGCTTCGATTCAGTTGCTCAACAGCAACAAGTTCCCTCCCGATCAGAAGGAGAGAATCGAGATGAACCTCAAGTTTGCAACCGAAGAACTGATGAACGGAGGCTGATTTGCCTTCCTTTCCCGGTCATTTGATCGGCTCCTCCACCAAGGAAACCAACTCCATTCGGTCAACGGTTTCCTTGGGCAAGCCCGCACCTTTCGCTTCCGGCATAGTGGTCTGTGTCGGAAGCGATGGTGTTTTGCGGCCATCGGGCAGGAGAAAGAGCAGCGACCCCATTCTCGGAGTGGTAGAAAGGATTCATCCGCCCATGAACACGGAAGTTGATGTTGTGCATCATGGAATCGTGCATCTTGCTTTTATTGAAAATGGCAAGACTTATTATCTTCAGGATGATGGTTCCTTGGCAACCAAAGGACATCTTCCTCTTATTCGCGGCATCGGTGAGGGCAAAGGAATGTTCTCCATTCCACATGAGGGCGTGGGTGCGGGAGTTCCCACGGGAACCATGATGCAAATATGGTCTGATGTCGTTCCCTTGGGATGGCTTGAGTGCAATGGTTCCTTGGTGTCTGCCAAGCACTATCCTGCATTGTTTGACAGCACAAGAAGTCTCCGTGGAAGCATTCGTCTTTCCGTGATTACTGGTTCACATTCCATGCTTTCGCTTTCCTATAACGGGTCCATCCCCGAAGGAACAATTCTGACCATCCCCTTGCATGGAACCGTGCAAGTCCTGTCCTGCAAGGATGGAATGATTGTAGTCACATCGGAGAAGGAATTCTCTTGGCTGTCCTGTGCGCCAAACGCCAAGCATGAATTGGTATGCAACGATCCTAACCTGTTCTTCCTGCCAATACGGTCGGAACCACCGTACAAGTGGATTGTTAAAACCTGACCCATCGATTTCAAAGTCTAAATAGCATCGGAGGATTCCGATGGCTGTAGTAAACACTAGGCAGAAACTTGTGGATTATTGCCTGCGCCAACTTGGTTCGCCGGTCGTTCAGATCAATGTTGATGACGAGCAGATCGATGACCGTGTGGACGATGCCATGCGCTTCATGTCGGAATACCATTTTGATAAAGTTGAAAGAGTCTACCTGAAGTACAAGTTGACTCAGGCAGACATCGACCGCAAGTACCTGTTGCTCGAAAGCGACAACACCGAGAGCCTTTCCGCCGATGATCGTTTGCAGACAATCACCGAGGAAGGGCAGTCCGGCACCGTTCCCATCGACAACCTGATTACGAGCGTCACCCGAATTTTCCATATCTCGCAGCAGACCATCGACATGTTCGATGTTCGCTATCAGTATGCCCTGAACGATCTTTATACATTCGGAACCATCGATCTTGTGCAGTATGACATAACGCAGCAATACCTGTCCTTGCTGCGAATGTTCCTGTCTCCCGACAAGCAAGTGGAGTTCAGCCGTGTTACCAATCGTCTTGAAATTCACATGGATTGGAAGATCGTCAAGCCGGGTGGATATCTGATCATAGAATGCTATCGAATCCTTGACCCCCGTGTATACCCCGAGATATACGAAGATCGTATGCTCAAGAAATACCTGACATCTCTAATCAAGAGACAATGGGGCATCAACATGAGCAAGTACAGCGGAATCAAGTTGCCCGGTGATGTCACCCTTCGTGGCGTTGACATCGTGAACGAGGCACAGAAGGAAGTGGACGAAATCGAAAAGGAAATCATAGCGAAGTACGAACTTCCTGTTGATTTCATGATGGGATGACATGGCACTAAATCCATACTTCAACAAGTTCAACAATCTTCCTGAGCAAAACCTCATCGAAGACTTGACTATTGAGGCCATCAAGATACATGGCATCGAGATGTACTACATCCCGAGAACCATGTTGCACAAGGACGATTTGTTTGGCGAAGCGCCGTATTCACGCTTCGCATCATTCAAGATGATAGAGATGTACATGGATACGACAACCGCCTTTGAAGGCGGAGACACCTTTACGAAATTTGGCTTTGAAGTGAGAGACAGCGTGAAGTTCACGGTTTCCCGCAAGAGGTTCAAGCGGGAGACAGGGATGGCTAGACCCATGGAGGGTGATTTGCTTTTTCTGCCCTTGAACAGAGGTCTGTTTGAGATCAAGTTTGTAGAGCATGAGAACCCATTCTATCAACTAGGCAAACTTCTTTCGTACCAGATGACTTGTGAATTGTTCCAATACAGCGAGGAGAAGATGAACACCGGAGTTCCAGAGATAGATGTTGTGGAACAGGATTCCGGCTACAATATTACCCTCTCTCTAGGAGCAACCGGTGGAACAGGAACTTTTACAAAAGGCGACATCGTATACCAATACTCAAATGGATCGGCTACGGGTTCTGTGGAAGGAGCAGCCGCAAAAGCAAC